TTACTTTTGTTGGTATTTTTTTTCTCCCTCTCAAAATATTCTAGTTTGTGCTTGGTGGTTTTTTATTCTTTTGATTGCGTTGTCGTAGTATTCTTTGTCAAGCTCATAGCCAGTTAAATCGTAACCTAAGTTGTGACAAGCTATCGCTATTGAGCCACTACCTAAATGAGTATCTAAAATCTTATCTCCATCTTTTGCATAGTTCATAAGTAGCCATTCGTATAGTCTTATTGGTTTTTGTGTGGGATGAAATCTATCTTCTTTATTTTTCATATCATATTGTAACATTCCATTCCAAGTTATTTTTTTCATTCTTAAACCACAATCAAATGAAGTCCAAGCTAATTCACCATCACTAAAATTATTATTGCCATTATCTTTATCCCAAAAAACCCAACCACTTTTAGGTTTTAACAAGTGAGCAAAGTAGTTGCCTCCCCATATTATCTGGTTTTTGCTAACCCTTTTTAACTCTATAAAATAATCTGAAGATGGTATTTCAGTATCCCAATCTTTAGCTGTGTAGTTTCTTTTTTTAGAAGCAGCTTTACCATATTGTTGTCCAGACATTTTACCAGCTTTATTTGCGTGGTCTATTCCATAAGGAGGGTCTACTATTGCTAAGTCAAATTCATTGTCTTGCATCAGCTTCATAGCTTCCAAACAATCTTGGTTATGTATTTTATTAATATCCATCTGAACTTAAACTGGTTTTAGTTTGGTATATCTATACCCACACGATTTAGTTTTAATTTTGCGTATAAAAAATGAAAGCTCCCTCGTGCGATGTACTGACATATTGGTTATACTTTTTCGCCCCCCCCCATTACATCTATATAATCCTTAGTAATAGTTTCTAATTCTTCTTGTAAGTCTGCTAGTTGTTTCTTTAGTAGTAGCTCATTTAGTTCTACTCCTTGTAATCCTTGTTGCATTGTCTTTATTAAAGATTGTTGCATCTTAATTAGTTGCTCTTGCTTGTCTATTATTCGTTTAGCTTCGTCAAATAAGTCTAGTAGTTCGCTTGTCATTGTTATAATGTTTTTTTTCTTTGTTTCTTTACGTTCTCGTTAATTAGTCTTGGTAAATCTAATTTAATAGCTTCTTTGATAAATCCTTTATTCATATTATAAAATCCTTTTGATAATTCATCGTCACTATATTTACAACGAAGGAATGTCATTATAGACATATTATCTAAAGCGTTATAGATTCTTTCTGCTTGTTCTTGTTTTGTCATTGTTCTCTGTTGTTTAGTTTATCTAATTCAAAGTTAAGATGGTTTATAGCCTTCTGTATGTCATCATATGGGCTGTCGTGCTTGTAGCTACTTCTGAGCAAGTAAGTGACAGCAGTAGCAATATTGTAAGATAAATCCCAGTCCTCACATACTTTACGAGCTTCATAGCCATAAGTATTACCTACATAGTAGTTAGGTATAGGATTACTCTTTAAGTCCTCTATAACTTCTTTAGCTTCGTCTCTGTTCCTTGTATAGTCGTAGTAGTATTTACTCTTTGCCATTTCTTTTACGTTTTGCTTTTGTCCACGCTGTTTTCTGATTGTGATGTGGTAGACATAAAGTCATTAAGTTATCTTGGTTTAGTCTATCTCCACCATCTTTAATCTCTATAATGTGGTCAATGATTATCTTATCTTTATAATTTACTTTGCCTTCCTCAGTACACCATCTGCAATGTGGCTCTCGTTCTATATGCCACTTTCTTAGGTTTCTCCAAGCTCTACTATTATAAAAGTCATAGTTCTCGCTCTTATGCTTCTCAGTAAAGCCAGTAGTCTTCTTGCTACTTGCTATCCATTTCTTTTTCTTTCCCTTTGGTAGACTTGGCATTAGTTTAAAAATTCTATATCGTTGTCATCGTATTCTGGTAGCTTATACTCTATAGATATTATTGGAGGAATGCCATTGTTATTTAGCCAATCCTCTAAGTCATCTATTAAAGTATCTATAGCTCTATCTTTTGCATCGTCTAGTAGTTCTGTATCTTCTACTTTTAATTCTATACTAATACTCGCAACTATCTTCATTAGTTTAATGTTAGTTTAAATAGATATAAGGTTCTTGCACTTATTCCTAGAGCTTTAGCAGCATCCTCAACAGTTTTAAAGTGTCGCAATGCTTTTAACATTTGTTTCTCTCGCATCTCTTTAATTGTCATTTCTTTTATTTTCTTCTGCTATAAAGCCTACTATAAAATAGTGTATAAATATGACAGCAAATATAGGTAAACAGCTTAATAGTATTACTAAGGCTATCAATGTTCTAAAAATACTTTTCCCTATCTTCATCATCCCAAAATCGTTTGTAGGTTTTAGCATTGTATCTATTAGCATTATCTTCTAATCTTTGTTCTTCTACTCTGTAATCTTCTCTATATCCAAACATTAATTGAAATCCTATGTCTGTTGTTATCTTTTTAGGCAATACTAATTCTAGTCCGTTCTCCGTTCTTTTATATATCTCTTGGTGTCTGGTCGCCCTATTAGACTTCAAGAGTTGATTTGTATTTATTTATTATCCTTTCCATCTGTGACTCATACCATATAGGAAAATCGTAGGCTTGTTCGCTTTGCTCCCATACTCTATATAGTACAGCTCTTAATCTTTGTGAAGCTGTCTTAGTCTTACCTACTTCAAAGTCTGTGGTAAACTTCTCAACTTCCTCTTGCTCTGCTTTACTTATATCATCAGAACTTATTAGAACCATTCCAGGAGACTTGCGTAAGCTAAAGACTCTCATCATAGTTTCCTCTGGTAACTCTTGAGTATGTATGTTAATACTAAGAGTTCCGTCTGCTAGAGTGCTTACTTTGTTCACTCCTCCCTCGAATATTACTGTCTTTTTCATCTTTGTAAATATATAAAATAGATTCAATTATCCAATCTTTAGGGTCTAAAGTTTTAAACAATCGATTGTTAATCCAGCTCTTTAATTTTTTATTCATTAAATAAATTATTTAACTTTTTTTCTACTACACAAATAGTATCATTATGACTTCCTCCGTGTGCTACTATAAGAATTTCTATTATTTCAAAATCTCTTTTTTTACCTATGCCATTACTATTCCATCCAAAAGAAATTACTATTGCATTGTTTTTAGTTATTCTAAATATTTCATTTTTTAACTTACTCCAAAAAGAACTCTGTGTAGTTTCCCAGTTTACTGACTTGTTAAGTTTTTTATAAACTTCACTTACTTGTCTAGGACTATATGGAGGGTCGAATAAGACTAAGTCTATTGTATTGCTTTTTATTTGTTTTAAAAAATCTAAAGCATCTAAATTAAAATCAGTCTTGTAAGATTTATCTAAATCATTAGTAATTTTTGCTATTTTATTTTTATTAGCAAAAGGGTCAATACTTAATAAATTTTTGTTGTTATACTTATCTATCAATTTAGATATACATTTAATGTCAAATGTATTTTTGTTAGGCATTTCCCACACTCTTTTAATTATCATAGCTCTCTAATCTTTTGCTTATACCTTTCGATTGCTTCTTCATAGTCTACTCTGTTAAGTTTTATAATTGTGTTACTTCTTATTTCTATTTCTTCAGCAGTACCTTTACCAAATCTTTCATCTAAGTAAACACCAAACTTATACTGCATTCCGTTTTTATAAATATTACAAGATACACACTGATTTTGTACGTTATATTCGCAGTATCGAGTTGCCATCTTAGCTCTTGTCATAAAATGACCAGCTTGCATTCTATCCTTCCAATGTCTTTTAACTCCACAAGTAAAACAAGTAATAAAACCTAAATAGTCTGCATTTCTACGTCTTATATACTCGCTAAATACTTTGTCTAGCTTTTTCTTTAATTTACTTATTGTGGTTGGCATTTCCTATTTTTTTTATCTCTCTTTTATCTATAGCCTTACTAAATGAATCTACACGCTTTTTATAAAGTTCATATTGGTCTATTTGATTGGTCTGCTTTTTAAGTGCTTTAGTCATCTTGTAACTTCTAAGAGCTTCATTCCACATTGGTACGTTTACAAAGTGTGGACCGTCATTCTCTCTTATGTGTTTATTTAAGGCAAATCTAACCTCATCTAATTCCATAGAGCCATAGTTAGTAGCTAAGTCGTTGCAAAATAGATTAGTCATCTGTACTATTATCTCAGCTTCTGGAGCTTGTCCTAGCTGAACATAAAGAGTAGATATAACATCGTAGCATTGTTTTTTTAGTTCTTTAATGTCGTGTGCATATAAATACCACACTTGTTTACTTTTGTCTTTCATCTTTAGTTTGTTGTATGTGTTTCCACCCAGTTATTAAATAATGTGCATCCCAAGTTATTCTATTTCTGTATTTAGTGTCAGTCTTGTAAATCTCAAACATCTTTTTTACAGTAACGTCTTTACGTTCTTTTATATCTAAGTAATTAATCATTCACTTGCTTTTTTACTTCTATTAATACTTCCATTAGGCTGTCATATATCAGCTCTAGTTCCTTACTACCCTCTGTCCATTGGAGTATCTCTCTCTCATATTGTGCAGCTACTTTTAAAAGTCTATTAAACTTTAGCTTGACTATTCCAGAGTGTGAGCCTTTCAAGTTGTATAGTTGCTCGTTAAAGCACCTAAAGGTAGCTATTAATAGATTTAGTTCTGCTGTTTGTTCTTTAGTCATTGTGTTCTTTGTTTATCATTTCTAGTCCTTTGTGATAGTTAGATAGTATCTTTTGGACTTTGGTTTGTTTTTCTGTTTTTAGCTCAAATAATCCTTTCCAACCATTCTCTATAGACTGCTGGATAATTTGCGCCTGGTTTTCTTTGTTGTTGTTGGAGATTCTTAATAGCTTAGAAATGGCCGCTGCTTCTCCTAATTTTTTATAGGTAGTTCTAAACTGCTCTTTTCTAAATTCTTTCCATAAATTCCAAGCCTCTAAATTCAATTCAAAAGGATAATCCCTTTCTGTTTTAGTATTATCAGTATTTAGTTTATTTAAGTATTTAGTATTATTAGTATTTAGTAGTGGTCGATTTTCTATATCTAATTTTTCTATATCTAAGTTTTCTATTTCTTGAAAATCGGTATGTGGTTTTTCAAAGACTATATAATCCCAGCTAACTATCTTACCTTTCTCTCTAATTTGCTCTCGTTTCATATAGCCATTAGATGTCAGCTCCTTAAACGCTGAGTAGATAGCAGACTTGCCATCTGTACTCCATTTCTCAACCTCCTCAACGTATAGCTTCCAGTCGTTAGGTAAAGCCAAGAGGTGACATAGCAACCCCTTAGCTTTTAACGATAAGTTCTTATTAAAAATAAACTCATTGTTGATTGTGGTAAAGTTCTTAGACTTCTCTACTCTAATTCGCTTCATTAAGTGTATATTTAGAGAATGAAACTTTTTCATTAAATCTGTTTCTACTTGATATAAGTTCTGATTTAATATCATAACCCTCGTCTTTTAATTCGCATATCCTTGACGTTAGTCTCATAATTGCATAGTCATTAAAAGCATCTAATGGAGTTATTGGTCCAATCTCTTTAAGATGTCTAAGCACCTTGTCCTTCTGTGATAATTTTGTTTTCATCTTTGTTATAAAATTTGGTTAATTTTTCTTTTAGTTCTAGTTGTGATTCTTTATTAGCTTGTAATCGTTGTATGACTTCCATAAGCTCCTCTACCTCAACTACATTTAAGTCACTTTTTACCATCTGCAATATAGTATTATATTTTTTAAAGTAATAAGTATCTGTATCAACTAATTGCATATTTAGCTTGTAGTGGTGCATTACAGTAGCGTGATTTACTTTAAAATACTTTGCAATGTGTAGATAAGGCATTCTAAGAACATCTCTAGCTATAGCGTATGTCATACGCTTAATGTCTACAATATGACGTTCTCTTGACCTACTTTTAAAATCATTTGTGGATATGTTACCAATGTAACAAGCTGTCTCTACTATTCTATCTAATTTATCCATCAAATTCTGGTTTAACTCGTTCATAAATCTCTGGAGCTAATTCTTTTAGCTTCCTTAGTACTTTCCTAGATTCTCTCCTAGCGTTCTCTCTGCACGTCTTACTGATGTCAGTTCCAGTAGCAGAGTTGATTATAAGATGAGATTCTTTAAGTATCTTATCTATTCGCTCTTTCTTTCTCATATTGTTTTTGTTTTAAATACCATTCTTGAAGCTCTTGACATTGCTCTTGTCTGATTATTGTTTCAGAGATATATTTATCCCCTACATTTATATACCAATCTGCTAGTCTAAGTTCAAAGTGGTCATCGTGTTCTATAAGCTCTGTTGCTTTCTTGTTTAAGTGTAGCCATCCTTTGCCACGTCTTAATCTAAAGCAGTAGCTAGTGTCGTGGTCATATACTTCGTCTCGTGATTGTTTACTAAAAAGGTAAGTCTGTGCCATTGTTTGTTGATTTTGGTTTAACATCATTTAAAACGTATTCTTTGAATGCGTCAGCTATTTCTATAATCTTAGGAATGTCAGCCTCTCCGACTATGTTACAAGCGTTAGTTAGTGCGTTCTGCTTGATAATGTACTCTTGTGTCTTATTGTCCTTAGGAGCTGGTGTATAGCTTTTGCCTCCACCTTGAAACGTAGAAGATGGTTTAATCTTGTTGATTGTAGTACCGTTGTACTCTCTTGTGGTAACCTCTATTGAGGCTGTCTGTCCTTCTATAAATTTGTTTTGAGTTTCTGTCTTGGAAAGGTATTCGCCCTTAAATCCATCTTCAAACTCTAATAACCACTTGTAGAAGTGTCCATACTGAGATTCAAAATCTCCTACTTGTTTTACTGATTTTACTACTTTTTCCATAATATTTATTGATTTTAATTAGTTCCGTATTTAATGTAAAAAACTACCATAGTGATAAAAGAGCCAGTATAAAGGCTTAATACCTCTGTGTAGTATGTTGGTATCAAATTTAATATAAGAAGCGTTAGAAACGCTAAAACCATTAAATAAGAGCATAATTGAGTTAATGTAAAGCTAAAAAATTGTACTTGTGTTCCAAGCTCTAATTTAGCATCTAAGTAAGTTGGCTTATGTAAATCGTTAAGTTTCATATAATTATTTGTTTAGTTCGTTGGCTAAAGTAATACATTTAAAACTTCTGTGCAAACTTTTTAACAAAAAAAGTGTATTTATTTTAGTTTACTAGAGTAAAAAAATGTTAAAGTTTTTTAAATATAGGCATAAAAAAAGAGGATATTCGCTAAAATATCCCCCTCAAACAAACTAATAATTTCACTTATCACGATTATTTCTAACCAAAAACATTGCAAATATATTAAAATTATAGTTGCATCATAACATTTATTGGAGTTTTTCCATTATTTAGGATTACACCACAAGCAATAGCTGGTTTCTTTCCAGCCTTAGCATAAGCCATAGCATAAGATTCGTGGTCTATACCACAACCCACTTGCATTCCAAAGATTCTATATTTAGCACCTACATAGTTCTCTGTATAACATTGAGTATGTAAATGACCTTGTACTGTGTTCATCATATCAGCTCTACACTTAGTTCTAGCTGTTCCAGCTTCTCCGTGTATATATTGCACATCATTTAAGACGTATCTTTCTAGAAACTCCCAGTTAGGCACTTCTAAGACATCTTGATAGCTTTTTATCCATTTACTAGGAATAGCTGATGTTTGTGCCTTTCTCATAATCATTCTATCGTGATTACCTATTAATACCTTAGCCTCTGGGAAAGCCTTATACCAATGTGCTATCTTGCTTACTGCTAGTTCTAGCTCATCTCCACCACCTAAACCATCTGCATCAGTCTCGTGATAGCTAGAATAGTGATTGTCTATAATATCGCCTATAAAGATTACGTCAGTACACTTATAATGATGGTAGGTATCGAGACAAAACTCCAAGTATCCCTCAAGACAGAAAGGCTCGTGTAAATCGCCAATAACAAGCACATTGCTTTCTTCATTGTTTTGTTTTTTATAATGTCTATATTTATCTATAAGACTCCATTCGTCTGGTTTGAGTCTATACCTCTTAAAGTCTTTCATTTATTTTTGATTTTCTCTAATCCTCTAGAACCAAAATAAGCACCAATCGTTATAGTCAAGATTGCAGTTATTGTGCTTTTCCATTCGTCATCTACTACAAAATCTATAACTCCAGCGTCTATAAATATAAGCAAAGTAGTTGAAACTACAAGCCAAGCTAAGACTAATGGTCTAATGTTTCTAGGTAACCAGCTAGATTGTAAGTTATCTGACTCCCATCTTTTAGTAACTTCTTGTTCTATTAGAGCCTCTTGCTCTTGGATAATCTTTTGCAGTTCGTTCTTTAACTGCATACGTTCTTCTTGAGATGTTATTACCTCATCGACAATCTTATCTGCTTTGCCTAATAAGTTGCCAAGTATGTTTCCTAGTATAGCCATATAGCGTCATTTTTATCTTTATCAGTATCGCAATGTATGAAAGTGTCAGCTATGCCGATTCTAGTAAATCCAGCCATTATAAGACCATTTACTATCTTTTGTCTAGTGCCACTATCTTTACACACTATATCAGCAGCACAGCCTTTTAAATGGCTTGAGTTAGCACTAGCCTTATAGCCTTGCTTTCTTAAATTAACATTGTGTTGTGGTGTTCTAAAGCCAGACGATATTAAGAAAGGTATATTTGCTATATCTCTAGCTCTATCTAATTTCTTGAGAAAATCTCTTGTCATATTCTTACCACTACCTTTTGAGTCTGGAGAGTCAAACTCACTTAGCTTAAAATATTTCAATGCCATTTCTTTCTCTATGTTTTCTACGCTTTTTTTCCAAATATTTAGATTCATCCTTGTCCTCTGCTTGGTTTTTTTCTTTGTGATTTACTAAGGTTTTTTGAGTGTACCTTACGTTTTACTTTAGGTTTCTTTCTAAAGTTATTACTTATTGTCTTTGCCATTCTTTCTCTTGTTTCTGTAATACATAAATCGGTCTATAGTATATATAATAGACACTACTAATAGAGTTATCTGTAGCATCTCGTGTAATGTTGTAAAGCTGATAGAGAGAGATACGCTATTTAAGCCTAGAACATCAGCATTTTCTTTTATCATATTTTTCATTATTGTCGTGGGTCTGTGCTAATTAATAGCGTTAATGTTGCATAAAATTTATCGCTACTAGATGTGCTTCCAGTCTTTCTAAAAGAGGGAATAAGACAATCGTTAGCGTTAAGTGTTTCTGTTAGTTGTGCATCTCTGTTAAATACATAGTTAATATCGTTTTGAGAAGTAAAAGCAAAAGTATCTACTAACTCAATATCTGTTGAGGTAGTTCCGTTCTCTGTTATAGGTTTTTTCCATAACTCGAATACTCCGTTATGACCAGTAGTAGAATCAGTTAGAATATCCCAAGTAATTCTCTCTATTTTACAGCCATTGTGTGGACTTCTAAAGATGCTATTATTGACGTATGAATTAGCTAAGGAATCTCCATCAGACCAAGTAGAACCAGCGTTTACAAATATAATGTTCGGTAAAGATGGGTCAATCAAGTTAGTATTACCGTGTGTATTACCTTGCTCAAAAAGTTTATGAGTTACTATAGTATAGTCTCTAAATATAGTGTCCCATTTATCTAGGTTAGATTGTATTACAATACTTCCTTCTGGTATAATAGTATCAAATGTAGTAGAGCTAAACTCTACTCTTGTGCTTGTGGTAGTTAAGTCAGATGTTAAAGTCACGTTGTATTCTCTACCAGTTCCTTTGTGTATAATCTTTACTGTTTCGCCACTTTTAGCCATTAACATAGTTGGATTATATATCTGTAAAAAAGTAGTAGTAGCTGTTGTAGATGAAACAGAAACCGTTGCTAAGACTTCATTATTTAAATATCCTTGTAAACTCATTACCAGCTATTAGTGTTTATTGTGTTGTTAGTGTTTAATGTTTCAGCTTCAGTCTCATCAGTCAAAGTAGTAGTATTAGTATTTATTTCGTACCACTCGCCTTGCCAAGTATCCTCATTAGCTATAAATGTTGTCTGATAAGGCACAAACAAAGAGCTGTCTATAGTTATTGCATTGTGAAATTTATAGCCATTAGTGCTTACATTATTAGTCAATATCTTTAAAGCACCATCAAAGACTCTAGCTCCTTCATTTTGACCAGCCATTATCTCATTAAGTAATAGCTT